ACCGACGCAGGACCAAGCCGCAACGACCACTGAAGGCAACGCCGCATCGGATGCCCTGGACAGCGTACAAGCGACGGCTGACGCGCTATACGGGGATAAGCAGCAGGCTGAAGGCAAACAGGATCAGCAAGCGCAGGACAGCGCCACTACTGACAAGGCCGACGGCGACACAGAAGGCAACCAGGCTGACGACACGGAAGCCAAGGGCGCCCCTGAAAAGTACGAATTCAAAGCCCCGGATGGCCGCGAGTTCGACGCCGAGGTACTGAATAACTTCTCGGAAGTCGCCAAGGAATTGAACCTGACGCAGGATGCCGCGCAGAAGTTGCTGGACAAGATGGGCCCCATTGTGGAGCAACGTCAGATCCAGCAGATCGAGCAGATCCGTACCCAATGGGCGGATCAAGCGCGCACCGACAAGGAATTCGGCGGCGAAAAGCTGCAAGAAAACCTGTCAGTTGCCAAGAAAGCGCTCGATCAATTCGGCACGCCCGAACTGCGCACGCTGTTAAACGAGTCCGGCCTGGGTAATCACCCGGATGTGATCCGGTTTATGTACCGGGCTGGAAAGGCAATTAGCGAAGACCGCTACGTTGGCGGAGACATAGGGAAGGGCAGCAAGTCTCAACCCAAAGGCTTCAACGATCTAGCGTCGGCTTTGTATGAATCGCAAACTTAAAAGGAGCTAATCATGGCAACTCTTGCTAATGGTAATTTGACACTGGCCGATTGGGCCAAACGTACCGACCCGGACGGCCGCGTGCCGATCGTGGCCGAACTGCTCTCGCAGTCCAACGAGATTCTCGAAGATTGCGTCTTCAAGGAAGGCAACCTGCCGACCGGCGAGCGCGTCGTCATCCGTACCGGTCTGCCCACTGTCTACTGGCGTGCGCTGAACCAAGGTATCCCGTCGTCCAAATCGACCACTGCACAGGTTGACGAGGCGTGCGGCATCTTGGAAGCTCGCTCGGAAGTGGACAAGGATCTGGCCATGCTGAACGGCAACACGGCTCAATTCCGCCTGTCGGAAGACACCGCGTTCCTCGAGGCAATGAACCAGACCCAGGCAACCACCCTGTTCTACGGCAACCCTGGCGTCGACCCGAAGCAGTTCCTGGGCCTGGCTGCACGTTACAGCTCGCTCTCCGGCGGCAACGCGCAGAACATCCTGTCGGCCGGCGGCTCTGGCTCGGACAACACTTCGGTCTACCTGGTTGTGTGGGGTGATCAGACTGTGTACTGCCCGTTCCCGAAAGGCTCAAAAGCTGGCCTGGTCCATGAGGATCTCGGCGAGCAGACGGTCTACAACTCGGACGGCACCCGTCTGCAGGCATTGGCCACTCGCTATCAGTGGAAGAATGGCCTGGTCGTCAAAGACTGGCGCTATGTCGTTCGCATCTGCAACATCGATGTGTCCGACCTGATCGCTCAAAGTGGTACCCAGGCTGCATCGGCTGCGACTAACATCGTCAAGTTGATGGCACGTTCGCTGTACCGTATCCCGAACATGGCAATGGGTAAGGCTGCCTTCTACATGAACCGTACCGTGCACTCTGGCTTGAGCATCGCAGCTCTCGACAAGTCGCAATACGTGCTCAAGATCAACGAAGGCCTGTCACAGTTCGGTCAGCCGTACTCGTGGCTGTCGTTCCTGGGCGTGCCCCTGCGACGTGTCGATTCCTTGCTCAACACCGAAGCTGCTGTCAGCTAATCGGGCAATCACACATTGAAAGGATGACATCATGATTACTGATAAAAATCTTCGCGTATCGACCGACCAGGCAGTGACGGTTACTGCCGTGTCTAGCGACACGATCGATCTGTCGGTGGCCCGTGACATTGGTGAAGGTCATAACTTGCTTATGAACTTTGCCATGACCGAGGCTTTCGCAGGCGGCACTTCGACTAACTTCGAGGTGATCATTGCTGACAACGCAGCACTCTCGAGCAACGTGGTTGTCGTCGGTGCATCCGGCGCAATCGCTACTGCTGGTTTGACGCTCGGCACGAATGTGGCCGTTCGCATCAACCCGCTGATCGGCTCGCTGGGCAAGCGTTATATCGGCGCACGCTACACCGTGTCCGGCACGAACACTGCCGGCAAGGTGACTGCTGACATCGTAGAAACGATCCAGGACGGCAAGAAGTTCTACGCTTCTGGCTTCTCTGTGGTCTAACAACAAGGGGGATGATCTATGCCTATGTATCGCGCAAGAGTAACGTGCTTTGTCGACAATGGCCTCCGCGAGGAGGGCACGGTCTTTGAGTACAACGGTCCGCCCAACACTAACCTGGTAAGGGCAGACGGCAAATCGGAAGAGGCAGACAGTGTGCCAAAAGCACGCGGAAAAGCCAAAGCCGACGACGCGGTTCCGGCATAATCTCGCCTTGTAGTAACCAGCATGGGGGCCGTGGGAAACTGCGGCCCCTTTTTAACATCAGGAGGCCGCGATGGCATCAGTCGTTGATATTTGCAACTTGGCGCTTGCGCACTTGGGTGACAACGCCACAATCGCCAGCATTGACCCACCTGAAGGATCAGTACAAGCAGAACACTGCGCACGCTTCTACCCGATTGCACGAGACACGCTGCTCGAGATGCACAACTGGGGTTTTGCGTCGCGCCGCATAGTGCCTGCACAATTGAACAGCAACTGGCCTGAATGGAAGTACGCGTACCAGGTGCCGCAGGAGACGGTCAACATCGTGGCTGTGTTGCCGCCCGATGCACAAGACGACTATTCGACACGTTGGGCGCCCACTGACGCACCATGGACCAACTACTCTCCTGTTGTTGCAGCAGGTCGCTACGTGCCTCAACCGTACTCACTCGAGTCGCTCGACGACGGTACGTTGATTTTATACACCAACCAAAAAGACGCAGTGATCCGCTACACCGCGCAGGTCACCGACCCAACCAAATTCACGCCGCTGTTTACCCTGACGCTGTCGTGGCACCTGGCATCGATGCTGGCAGGCCCGGTGATCAAGGGTGACATGGGCCAGGCAGAGGCAAAGCGATGCGCTGCAGTGATGGCCGCATACTTGGCGCAGGCAGAATCGTCTGACGCTAACCAGCGCAACATCAAGCCAGAGCACATTGTGAGCTGGGTATCGGGGAGATAAGGAATGCCAAATACGCGCACCCTGCAACGGTCGTTCTCTGGTGGCGAGCTTTCGCCCGAGATGTTTGGCCGTATTGATGACGTCAAATACCAGACCGGTGCAGCAACCATGCGCAACATGATTGCCACGCCACAAGGGCCTGCAGAAAACCGGCCAGGCTTTGCGTTTGTGAAGGAGGTCAAAGACTCGACCAAGCACGTTAGGCTAATCCCGTTTACGTACTCGACGACGCAGACCATGGTGCTCGAACTAGGCGCCGGGTATTTCAGGTTTCACACGCAGGGTGCGACACTGCAGGTAGGTTCGCCGCCTGCATACAAGGTGTCAGAAGCAGTGACGTTGACCATATCGAAAACGGCCACGGTCACAATGACGATTGCTTCGCCAGGCGTCATCACCTGGAGTGGCCACACGTTGGTCAACGGCGACCGCGTCGTGTTCACAACGACGGGCGCGCTACCCACAGGTATCACTGCAGGTCAAACCTACTATGTGATCAACCGCGCCACAAACACGTTTCAAATTGCTGCCACCCTGGCTGGCACAGCCATCAACACAAGCGGCACACAATCAGGCACGCACACAGCAACGACGCCGACCGTCGTATCATGGACCGCACACGGGTTTAGCAACAACACTCAAGTGGCATTCACTACCAGTGGCGCGTTGCCCACCGGCATGACAGCAAGCACCAGTTATTTTGTCAGGAACTACGACGCCAACACGTTTGATTTGCTGACTTCATCAGGCGGATCGCAGCTCGTCACCAGCGGTACGCAGTCAGGCACACAGACCGGTCACAAAGTTTATTTAGCCGGAGATCTTGTCAGTTTCAGTGGCAACAATTTTTATTGCATACAGCGCAGCGTAGGCAACTCCACGGCCAACCCTAATTTCTGGTACCAGATCCCGACGTCTGCTTACGAGATCCCAAATCCGTATGCTGAAGCGGATTTGTTTGACATCCATTATGTGCAGTCGGCCGACGTGCTGACGCTGGTGCATCCGAACTACGCACCACGCGAGCTGCGCCGCCAGGGGTCGACTAGCTGGGCGCTGTCGATTATTGATTTCAATTCACCGATCAGCGCGCCTACAGGCGTGACCGCAACAGCATCCGGCCACAGTACGGCCAAGTACACGTACAGCTACGTCGTGACGGCCATTGCATCTGACACCATTACCGAGAGCTCGCAGTCTTCTGTAGTCAGCGCATCAGGCAACCTGCTCGAGACAGGCGGGATTGTCACGATCGCGTGGACCGCTAACGGCGCCAGCCGGTACAACGTCTACAAGCTGCAGGGCGGTGTGTACGGATACATCGGCAGCACCAGTGGCACGTCGATTATTGACGACAACATTGCGCCCGATATGGGCACGACGCCGCCCCTCTATAACAACGATTTCACCAGCACAGGCAACTACCCTGGCGCCGTGTCTTACTTCGAGCAGCGCCGCTGTTTTGCAGGCACCATCTTGGACCCGCAAAAGATCTGGATGACCAAGTCAGGCACCGAGTCGACCATGGCTTACTCGCTGCCGACCCAAGACACCGACCGCATTGAGTTCCGCGTTGCAGCCCGTGAAGCCAATACGATCAGGCACATCGTGCCGCTGACCCAGTTGATCCTGCTGACCGCTGCTGCAGAGTGGCGCGTGACGTCGGTCAACTCGGACGCACTGACCCCAAGCTCGATCTCGGTCCGACCGCAGTCTTACGTGGGCGCGTCGAACGTGCAGCCGCAGATCATCAACAACGCCCTGGTCTACTGCGCAGCCCGTGGCGGCCATGTGCGCGAGCTGGGCTATTCCTGGCAGTCGTCCGCGTTTGTGACCGGCGACGTGTCATTGCGTGCTGCTCACCTGTTCGACAACTACAGCATCACCGACATGGCGTACAGCAAAGCGCCGATCCCGCTGCTGTGGTTTACCTCGAGCAATGGCAGGCTGCTGGGCCTGACCTACATACCCGAGCAGCAGATCGCGTCCTGGCATTGGCACGACACCGACGGTGAGTATGAGAGCTGCGCGGCCGTGGCCGAGGGCAACGAGGATGCGCTGTACGTAGTGGTCAAGCGCACGATCAACGGCCAGACCAAGCGGTACGTCGAGCGCATGGCGTCCAGGCATTTTGACGACATCAAGGAATGTTTCTTTGTTGACTCTGGTTTGAGCTACGACGGCACCAACATGTCGCCCACCACTGTGACGATCTCGGGCGGCACGACCTGGGGCCCTGGCGAATCCCTGACAATTTTCCTGTCGTCGACCACGTACTGGACGCTGACCGCCGGCAACGTCAATGACGCCATCGTGCTGACGGCCACAGACGGCACCGAGTACCGCATCACCATCACGTCGGTCCTTGCAGGCAACGAGGCCCTGGGCCGGGTGGACAAGGTGCTGCCGGCAGGCTTTAGGAACACCGCTGTGACCGACTGGGCGCTGGCCATCAAGGACATCGGCGGCCTGTCGCACCTGGAGGGCAAGACCGTGTCAATCCTGGCCGACGGCGCCGTGCAGCCCCAGCAGGTGGTGACCTCGGGCGTGGTCAGCATACCCCGGGCAGCGACTATCATTCATGTCGGCCTGCCGTATGATTCCGACCTGCAGACCTTGCCTGTCGCCATGCAGATCGATGGCTTTGGCCAGGGCCGGTACAAGAACGTCAACAAGGCCTGGCTGCGCGTCTACCAGTCGTCAGGCATCTTCATTGGCCCTGACGTCAACAACCTGACCGAGGCCAAGCAGCGCAGCACAGAGCCCTATGGCACGCCGCCTGCGCTCAAAACCCAGGAGATCCTGGTCATGACGACGCCGACCTGGCAGGATTCTGGCCAGGTGTTTGTGCGTCAATCCGATCCATTACCGTTGACGTGCGTAGCGCTGACTCTTGAAGTGTCAATAGGCGGGTAAGGTACCCGTAAAAACTGTGGCAATGAGTAGAGTTCAACAACGCATTTGGAGATTGACATGCCTCAATGGCTAGATGATCTAACTACATATTTGACGCCGTCAGAAACTACCATGCAGGCGCTTGGCAAAGCAGGCCCAATCATGCAAATTGCCGGCATGGCCACCCAGGCTATCGGCAGTTATTACGGCGCCAAGGTCCAACAAAGCCAGCTTCGAGCACAAAGCGACACACTGCGATACCAGTCGCAGTCGCAGGCGATGTCGCTGCAGTTCCAAAAGGACATGTCGCTCTTAAATGCGGAGCTGTCCGAGGCAGACGCGCAGCAGGTCTTGCTGGCTGGCGAGCGCGAGGCAGGCCAGATCAGCCGGCGCTATGGCAGGGCCAAGTCATCCAACCGCGCAAGCATGGCCGCCCGGGGTATTCAGCTTGGCGAGGGATCTGCAGCCGAAGTCGACGCATCGATCGAGCTGGCCAAGCAGGTTGACATGCTGACCATCAACGCCAACCGCACTCGAGCAGCAGCGGCTGCCAGGATGCAGCGCGTAAACTACGCCAACCAGGGATTGATGTCAGGCGTCTCGGCTTCTAACGTGGCGGCCATGGGCGAGCTGTCAGCGGCCAACCTGGCATCATCAGCAGACAGCATCAGCCCATTTGGCCAAGCATTCAGCAGCCTGCTGGGCAACGCCGGCGCTGTGGCCAACACATGGTACCGCGACAATCAATTGGCGACCCTGCTGAAAAACGCTAAATCAGGAACACCATAATGGCAACTGTACCGATGGACCCGAGCGTTGACCTTAACGCAAACCCGATGGGCCGCTTTGTCGCGCCTGACGTCGCGGCGCCTGCTGTGCAGCAGGGCCCGGACTACACCGGCAAACAGGCCGAGGCGCTTGGCGCAGCCATGATCAATTCTGGTTCGGCGGTCATCAAGATTGCCGAGCGTATTCAAGACAGCATCGACGACGCGAACACAACCAAGTTTGACAACAAGACCGCTGAATACATCCGCAAAAAGCAGACAGAGTACCTGTTTACCAAAGGGCAGGATGCAATCACAGGGTACAAAGCTGTCGACGAAGACCTGTCTAAATTTGTCGCAGGCCAGATGGACAGCCTGGACAACGACATGCAGCGCAAAATGTACGGCAAGGTGGCAGAGCGCCGGCTGCAGGCGGCACGGGCCAGCATGAATCAACACCAGCTCAAAGAGCTGCAGCAGTGGGAGCTGGGTGAAAAAAAAGACCGGGTAACAAATTTAATGATGGACGCCATCGACAACGCTCCCAGCTACAAGGTGCGCGGCGGTATTTATGACGAACGCAAGCTGGCCATGCAAATCGAAGTCGGCCAAGTAGCGCGCCTGCTAGGCATCGTCGACAGCGAAGGCAACGTCGACACCAAGTCGGAGCAATACAAATCAATGTTGCGCGAGGCAAACACCGCGTTGCACACCAAGGTTTTGAGCAGTGCAATCAACAATGACCAGCTCGATTTTGCACGCGACTACCTCAAAAAATTCCGGCCGGAGATTTCGCCTGATCAGTTAAACCAGATCGACAAGGCGTTGGACGTCGGCACGTTCGAGGCCAAGACGCAGGGGTTTGCGGACAAATTCTGGATCTCGTCGAAGGGTGACCTGGGTGGTGCGCTTGCCATGGCTCGCGACATGCTGTCAGGCAAAGAGGAAGACGCAGTGGTATTGCGCTTGAAATCGTTTGCTCAAGAGCAGCAGGCAATTAAGGAGCTGGAAAACAAGAAAATAAGCGACCAGGCATGGGCTTTCGCGGTGGATGGTAAAAAAATACCGACCACGCTGCAGACACTACTGCTCGAACGAAAACCTGAAGAGCTGCGGCAGATCAAAGATTGGATCGACCAACAGCGGCGTAAAGCCAGATCAGAAGCAGAACAGGGCCCTAACTATGGCCTTGATAAATACTACGATTTGCGTCGCATGGCGATGGACGACCCCGCTGCATTTACTTCACTTGATCTGCGCAGGTTTGCGCCGTACATGTCCAAAGGCCAAATGGAAGGGCTGATCGACATACAAGGCAGCATCAACAAAAACGACGTCAAAGCGATGGAATCGTCGCGTGTCATCAAAACAACCTTAACGTCGATCAAGTCGGAAATAGCCGCTGCCGGCATCGACATGACGCCGAAAGAGGGAACGCCACAAGCGCTAAAAACGAATCAATTTATGGGTGCTTTGACGCAAGCATTGGACCAGGCAACCAAAGAAAAAGGCAAACCGCTGACTGATGACGAAGCCAAGCGCATAGGCATGTCGATGCTGCGCGAAGGCATCGAGCAGGGATCTGGTTTCTTTGGGTTCTTCCAAAGCAAGAAGCGCGGTTATGAAATAGCGACAGATGCAAATATCAAGCCGGGCGCTAACTTCATCGTCAAGAAATACGACGACATTCCTGTCAATGTACGTCAGGAGCTGTTGCGCGATTACGTTGGCCTGAATCCGTCCGCATTGAAGCGTGACAGCTCTGGCAAATACATCATGACCGATGAAGCTATTGCAGCAATCGAACGCGCATACACCCGTGGTGTCAACCAAGGAAAATTCAAATAATGGGCAAGTACGACGATCTTTTTGACGGCGGCAACAACGCGTCGCAAGCTGGGCTCACTCTTCGTTTTGGCATTGAAACTAATCCTGACGAAGCTGCCAAAGCAGATCTACTTGCCAAGCGATACAACCTGCCGGTCGGACTGATCAAGCAATACAAGCCGGACTACGAAGCACGCGCCAAAGTTGAAGACGCCATGCCGTTACTCGAGCAGTCGCCAAAGCTGCGCGACTGGTTGTCTCAAGACGTCAACAATGCATCGATGGCGCAGACGTCGATTCAGAATTTATCTGCAATCGAGAAGGGCTTTGATTTTGCCAAGAATCTAGGGCGTGCGAGTTATTCGAGTTTGTTGAGTGCAAGCGCAGGCGTGGTCAATTTGCCGCGCATACCGCTCGAGATGGCCAACGAGGCTTTGGGCGCCGTCAATCTTGGCAAGCCGCTTACGCCGGCCACGACCTGGCTGGAAAAGTACCAGGCCGGTATCAAGGCTGACGCCGATGCGCTAATGCCCAAGGGCGAGGGCAACATCGAATCGGGCATCTATTCTGGCGTCGGATCGTTGATCCGCAACCTGGCCGGTCTGCCGCTGGCGTTTTTACCTGGTGGCCAAGGCGCCTACCTGGCCAGCATCGTTGCGCCTATGGGCGGCGAAGAGTACGGCAAGGCGCGAGAAAAAGGTTTGAGTGCAGTACCAGCTACACAGTACGCAGCGACGCAGGCTGGCTGGGAATACCTGACCGAGAGAATGCCGGCCATGAAATTCATTGGCGACATCAAGGCAGGCACGCCGCTGTACAAGACGCTAGTCAATAACCTGGCTCGCGAGATCCCGTCGGAGCAGGCGGCCACGGTCGTGCAAGACTTTACCGAGTGGGCAACGCTCAATCCAGAAAAGCCGTTTGCTGAATACCTGAAAGAGCGGCCGGACGCCGCGGCACAGACGTTGGTGGCGACAATCGTCAGCTCTGGCGGCCAGGTGACGCTGGCAAAAACCGTTGACGCTGCGGTGCGTGTCTATGATCAACGGCTGCAGCAGTCACAACAATCAGCAGACGTCGTCAATACGATCACAGAGAATTCTGCCACTGCAAAACTGCGCGAGATCAATCCGCTGGCGTATGAGGCAGTCATCAAAAAACAGGCCGAAGGATCTGGCGCTGAAACCTTGTTTGTCGACGTCAATCAATTTGTCGATGTGCTCAAGCAATCAGGCATCACGCTTGATCAATTGAACCAGAACATGCCCACCGTGGTTGAGAGCGCGCAGGAGGCGTTATTCAAGGGCGGTGGCGATGTCGCTATTCCCGTCGAGAAATATGCGACCTACATGGCCGGCACCGATCTTGGTACCAATTTGGCGCAGCACGTACGCATCAATGACGACATCGATACGTTGAGCGCAGCCGAGAAGATTATCGCCGAGCAAGAGCGCAACGAAATCCTTAAGCAAGTCACCGAAACGGTTGAAGAAAAGATAGTCAGAACCAAAGAGTTCGACGAGTCCGCCAGCAAGGTGCAAGCGCGGTTCGAGCAGCAGATCTCGGGCGCGACCAACATCTACACGCCGCAGCAGCTCAAGCGCGAAGCTGTACTGATGAGCAACATGTATTCGGTCATGGCCGAGCGCTTGGGCATTTTGCCGGAGCAGGCCTACGAGATGTACCCGATTACCATTGGCCAGGAAGGGCAGACGGTATTTAACCAGCAGGTGGAAGGCATACCGATAAACCTTGAAACCGATGAGCAAACACTCAACGCAAGGTCGGATGCTGGGTACGTCACTGCAGACATACGCAATGACGGCGTACACATTACCAACTCTCAAGTCGAGATGGAGTCTCGCGGCCAGGGCGAAGGCCTGCGCTTGTACCAGGCAGTGGTCGATAATGCGCTGAATCGTGGCCTGACCGTCTACAGCGACGCCACCGTGCAGCCGGAAGCTGCGCGCATCTACGAGGCGCTACAGCGTCGAGGCTACGACGTCAAGGTGCGAGAGGGCGCCAAGACCACAAAACTAGGCACCGTCGTTGGCAAAGGCATGACCGAGCCTGCGTTTGAAATTACCGGCCGCAGCGCACCTGGCATTCTCAAGCAATCCGCACGAGTACAGACGGGCCCGGCGCTGTTCGATGGCATCACCAATGAGATGGGCCTCACGCCTGAAGAGATCAACACCACGGCAATGCAGTGGATGACTGGTCTGCCTGGTGACATGGCATTCTTGCCGCCGTACGTTGGCGGCCTGTCCGAGGTCGTCGCATTCCTGCATGAGCGCCGCCTTGAGTCTGGCTTGCCTGTGCTTGACATCAACAAGCCGGAAGACAGAACAGAGCTCGCCCGATTGATGGCTGCAGAAGCCCTGGCGCACATCCGCAACGCAGGCAACAGCCTCGAGTGGTACGACGCAACCGTGGCCAAGACCGTGGCCATGATGTCGATCAAATACCCCGAGCTCAACCTTGACCGCAACGCACGCAACGCATTCTTGCTGTCGACGGCCATTGCATCGCAGGGCATGAACGTCGAAGACAACCTGCGGTTTGCTGAAGAGCAGTACGAAGCCTGGCGCGATACCGGTTCGTTCCCGGTGACTGGCAAGGGCGAAAGCGCCGGCGCCATGGCGGCCAACTTTCAGAAGGCCAACGACCTGATCGCCGAGATGGGCCAGGATATGTTTGCCCAGTTCCTGGTCACGCCGTTCACCGTGCGCGAGCTCGAGACGGCAGGCTTTGCGGTTGGTGGCGAGAACAAGGACACCATGGTGCTTGGTAGCGCCATCTTCGGACCCAAGATCGGTTTCGGTTTTTACTCAAACCTAAACGGCAACTTCGAGCCGGTGACCATGGACATGTGGTTCATGCGTACCATCGGCCGGCTGACAGGCACGTTGCCTGCGTTTGACCGGGCGAAGTTTGACAAGCAGCTCGATCGGTTCCGCAACGCATTCAAAGAGCGCGGCAAAAAAGAAGAAGGTCTATACGCATCGCAATTCGATCGTGACCTGGTCAGCCGTGCACGCACTGATGAGGGCGCAGCCATTGAGCTGGCTCGCCTGGTCAAGAGTGCGCATGAGCGCGACTACAAGAACAATCGCGCAGCGTTCGACGCAGGCACCCGCAAAAAGAGCGACATGGTGGCCGCGGCCGAGACGATGATTATTTCGCTCGACAAGCCCAGGGATGTGCCGGCTTCTGGCGGTGAGCGCAACAACCTGCGCGATGTAGTATCGCAAATGGTCAGCATGGTCGAAGCACAGTACGGCCAGCGTGTACCGCCGGCTGCCCTGCAGGCCCTGATCTGGTACCCGGAGCAGGAGCTGTACAAGGCCATGGGTGTCAAGCTACGTGTGACCAGCCAGGATTACGCAGGCGCCGCACGCAAACTTTTATTAGCGGAGGGGATCAATGAACAGCAACTCGATATTGCAGCCGAACTTGGATCAAGACTTGTACGATCAAGAGATGGCCAAACAATCGCCGAAGCAGTACAAGGCAATGATCAAAGGGCTGGGCGAGCTAGCCCGTTCCAAGCTGATGAGCGAACCCAGTTCATCATCGACCGCAACAGAAAAATAATCGAAGAGCAGCAGGCCGCGGCCGCCCGGGTCAACTTCGAGGTCGCGCCGGACCCGAACAACGCCGAGCTGGTCAATCGTTGGCGCGAGCTGTCGCAGGAAGACCGCCTGCAAGTAAGTTTAGAAGTCGCTCGAGAAGTTGTTCCGAAGGTATTGAAACAACTCAAGTTTAAAGGCGAGATCCTGCCGCAGGTTGGCAGCTACCTGGACGACACGAACCCATCATTTGCCCTTCGCCTGGACAAGGGCGACCCGGCCACCCTGTCAAAGGTGCTGGGGTTTGTGCTGTCTCAAGATTCAATGATGGCCATCGCGTCGGACGAGTTTGCCAACTCATTCGAGTCGAGAGCCCTGCGCATCAATATCGGCGAGAAGACATCAGAAGAGGTCGCGCAGATCTATGACACCCTGCGCGCCATCACCATCGACGGCCAGCAACCTATCGGTGGCCAGTCGACCAGCGGTGGCATGATGACGATTTTGCTTGATTCTGACACCGATGTTGAGGTATTATCAACACTGGTAGATAGTGCGCTCAACAAGCAGTACGACATCGCGAAACACCGGGTGTTTGCTGCGTTCCCTGAAAAGGAGGAATACGATTATGCCGATCCGAGAAGCGACCCTGCAGGAGACGAGGGAGTGGCTAGGCAACGGGCTCGTGATGCCCGGGCTCAAGCGACCACCCTCCTCGAAAAACAGCTCGACCGAATCGAAGCAGGACAAGCCCCAAGAGACGATGAGGCAGGAACCCTCCGACAATCCGGGCTCTCCCTCGAAGAACAATCCCGCCTAATTTCGGAGGCGGCTGCTGGCCGTCTGTCGCAGACTGACCGCGGTGGGTTCAACCCTCGCGACCTGTCGATCGTCCTGACCAAGGACGCAGACTACTCAACCCTGCACCACGAGACGATGCACGCCATCGTCGAAATCTACGCACGCATCGCATCGCAGCCCAACGCGCCGGCCACCATCGTCCAGGATTTCCAGACCCTGATGGATTTTGTCGGCGTGGCCAACGTCGAAGCCTGGAACGCTATGACCCTGGAGGAGCAGCGGCCCCTACACGAGGCTATGGCGTCGGCGCACGAGCTCTGGTTCTTTGAAGGCAAGGCGCCCAGCGTCGAGCTGCAGCCTGTATTCGACCGTATCAGCGCCTGGATGCGCAAGATATACAACTACATTGCGACCTCGATAAACGACCTGTACAAGGCCAACTACGGCAAAGATCTGCCTATCCTGAACGACGAGGTGAGAAGCGTATTCGCACGCATGTACGCGAGCGAGCAGCAGGTCAACCAGGCCGAGCAGGTGCGCAACATGGTGCCCATGTTCCAGACCCAGGAACAGTCAGGCATGGACGACGCCACCTGGCAGGCGTACCAGGAGCTGTACCAGGAAGCCCACGACGCTGCCGTCACAGACCTGACCAAGGCCAGCCTGCGGAATATGCGCTGGCTGTCGAACGCACGCAGCCGGGTTTTGAAGGAGATGCAGAAGGCGGCAGACGCCCAGCGCAAAGAGGTGCGCGAGCAGGTGACAGCCGAGGTCGAGAACGAGCCGGTGTACAAGGCCATGCGGTTCTTGAAGCGTGGCGAGCTGGTGCTGCCGGACGGCACGGTCCAGAAAGCCGACGGCGACTTCAAGCTGTCGATCGCTGCCCTGGAAGAAATGTACATGGGCGAGGGCGACAAGTTTGCCCTGCTCGACTGGTCCGGCCTGGGCCATGGCAAGTACGGGATGCTGGCCAAGCAAGGCCTGGCACCTGACCTGGTGGCCACGATGTTTGACTTCTCGTCAGGCGACGCCTTGGTGCGCGCCCTGCTTGAGGCCAAGCCGATCAACGAAGAGATCAAGGCCAGGACCGACGCACGCATGGAAGCCGAATACGGCGACATGACGGACGAGCGCGAGATCCAGCTCAAGGTCGAGGAGGCCCTGCACAACGAGGCACGGGCCCGGTTCGTGGCGGCCGAGCTCCGGTTCTTGAACAAGTCGACCCAGCCGGTGCGCGTGATGATGCAGGCAGCTCGCCAGGCAGCCCGTGACATCCTGGCCGGCAAACCGATCCGGGAGATCCGGCCGCGTGATTACTCGCTGGCCGAGGCCCGGGCGGCCAAGCAGACCGAAAAGCACATGAAGAAGGGCGAGCCTGCCCTGGCAGCGAAGTCCAAGCAAAACCAGCTTGTGCAAAACCAGCTCGCGGCCGAGGCAGTCAAGGCGCGCCAAGAGGTGGAGAAGGGCGTCGAGTCGTTCCGCAAGTTTTTCAAAAGCGACGAGAAGATGGCCAAGGCCAGGAACATGGACCTGGTCGACGCAGCTCGCGCCATCCTGGCCAGCTATGGCCTGGGCCAGTCGAACAAGTCGCCGACCGACTACATCGAGAAGCTGCGCACGTACAACCCGGACCTGTACGCAGAGCTCGAGCCCCTGATCCTGGAGGCCGCAGCCGGCGCCAAGGATTACACACAGATGACCCTGACCGAGTTCCGCCTGATGCGCGAGGCTGTCGAAACCCTGTGGTTCCAGTCCAAGCGCGAGAAAGAGGTGATGATCGAGGGCAAGGCCATGGCGCTCGAGCTGATCACCGACGAGCTCAATGCACGCCTGGCAGCCATCGGTATACCGCTGAAGGTTGCCGGCGAGCAGGCAGCACCCGGCACGAAGGACCGGGCGATCCGCTCGTTCTACGAGGCCAAGGCGGCCACCAGGCGCGTCGAGCACTGGGCCAATGCCACCGACGGCGCCAAGGGCGTGGGCCCGTTCACGACCTATATCTGGCGGCCAATACGCCAGGCCCTGGACGCCTACCGGGAAATGCGCAACGTCTACACCAAGCGCTATGTCGAATCGATCGCCAAGCTCGATTTGCCAGTGGCCAAGATCGAGGCGCGAGAGCTCGGCTATACCTTCGGCAATGGCAACGGCGGCATCGGCAAGGCGGAGCTCCTGGGCGCCATCCTGCACACCGGCAACGAGTCGAACTACCGCAAGCTGCTACTGGGCCGTGGCTGGGGATCACTGCGCGAGGACGGCACCCTGGACGACACCAACTGGCGCGCATTTGAGGCCAGGATGATCAACGAGGGCAAGCTGACCAAGGCTGACTATGACTGGGCGCAGTCGGTGTGGGATCTGAACGAAGAGTTGAAGCCCATGGCGCAGAAGGCGCACCACGACCTGTATGGCTACTACTTCAAAGAGGTCGAATCCAACACGGTGAGCAATGCCCTGGGCGTTTGGCGCGGTGGCTATGTGCCGGCCAAGACCGACCCCTTCATCGTGCGCGACGCGCAGAAGCAGGCCAAGATGGAGGAGCTCGAAAGCGATTTCCGTAACGCTATGCCGTCGACCGGCATGGGCTTCACCAAGGCCCGTGTCGAGTACAACAAACCCCTGTCGCTCGACATCCGGGTGATGGCCAAGCATATCGACGACGTGATCAGGTTCGTCAACGTGCAGCCTGCAGTCAAGGACGTGGTCAAGATCCTGCGCAACCGCGAGTTTGCAGACAACATAAGCCGCATCGACCCGTCGGTCATCGAGGACATGCTGCTGCCGTGGCTCAACCGTGCAGCGCGCCAGATCACCAGCGAGCCAGGCAAGCACAAGGCGATCGACGCATTCTGGCGTGGCGTGCGCTCGCGCACCGGTATCTCAATCATGTTTGCCAACATCACGAACGCCCTGCAGCAGGTGACGGGCTTTTTCCCGGCAGCGCTCAAGGTCAAGGGCCGGTACATCCGCAGCGCCCTGGCAAGCTATGTGACAAGCCCTACGCAGAGCGCCGAGCAGGTTGCCGAGCTGTCGCCCTTTATGGCCGACCGGATGCAAAACCAGATGATCGAGATCCAGGACATGATGAACGACCTGGTGATCAATCCCACCAAATTCGACAAGGTCCAGAAGTGGGCGACGCATCACGGGTATTTTTTGCAGCAGGCATTCCAGAACATGGTCGACACCGTGACCTGGATGGGCACCTACAACCAAACCCTGGCCGAGCTCGAGGCCGACGTGTCGGACAAGCAGGCAGTGCGCGAGGCAGTGCAACGCGCCGACGCAGCCGTCCGCATGACCCAGTCCAGCCTGGCAGCCGAGGACATTGCAGCCTTTGAGGTGGGCACGCCGTTTTACAAAACCTTCATCCAGTTTTCCGGCTACTTCAACATGCTGGCCAACCTGAATGCTGACGAATACATCAAGGTTTTCCGTGACCTGGGATGGCGCGGCAACAAGGGCAAGCTGGCCATGATCTACGTGCTGGGCTTCATGCTGCCCATGATCCTGTCAGACGCCATCGTGCGCACCCTGGGCGGCGCCTGGGATGACGAGGACGACGACGGCTACCTGGACGAGTTCATGGAATGGTTCTTTGGGTCGCAGTTCCGCGGCGCCGTGGCCCTGGTGCCAGGCTTTGGCCCTGGTGCGGCAGCCGTATTCAACGCATTCAACGACAAGCCGTACGATGACCGCATGGCAACCAGCCCGTCGATCTCTACCCTGGAGGGCGCAACCGTGGGCGTGGTCAAGGCTGGCATCAATGTGGTGAGCGACGACAAAGAGGTTACCGGCAAGAATGTGCGCGACGTGCTGACACTGCTGTCGCTGGTCACGGGCATACCGCTGACCGTGCTGGGCCGGCCGATCGGTTACGAGATGGAGGTCGAGCGCGGCAAGATCCAGCCGACCGACACCATGGACTACATCCGAGGCCTGGTCACCGGCAAGGCGAGCGAGGCATCCAAGCCATGAAGGTACCCGTAATCAGCCGGCTACTGTATAGCCTCTTTATTATCTCCGAGGAGTACGTCAGATGACGATCAATTCCAATACCCGAAAGGCAGGCCCGTTCGTCGGCAATAACGTAACGACCACCTTTCCATTCACGTTCAAAGTTTTTGCCGCTGCCGATCTGTTGGTCGTCAGGGTAAACACGTCCACCGAGGTCGAGACAACCCTGGTCCTTGGCACGGATTATTCTGTCTCGCTAAACGCGGATCAGAACACCAGCCCGGGCGGTAATGTTGTGCTTACGTCAGCACTGGCCACCGGCAACAACATGGTGATCACGTCGGACATGTCTAACCTGCAGCCGACGGACCTGACTAACCAGGGCGGCTTTTACCCGGAGGTCATCAACGACGCGCTCGACCGGGCAACGATTCAGATTCAGCAGCTCCAGGAGGGTGTCGACCGTGCGGCCAAGCTGCCGATCACAAGCGACGCGGATTCGCAGGCGCTGGTTGAGGACATCATCAGGATCGCTGATAGTGCCAACAACATCGACACGGTTGCCGCCAGCATAGCAAACGTCAACACAGTTGCGACAAACATTGCAAACGTCAACTCGGTCGCCACAAATATAGCCAACGTCAATTCGGTTGGCGGGTCCATAGCGAACGTGAACGCCGTAGCTGGCGGATTGACTAACGTCAACACAGTCGCAACAAATATTGCAAACGTCAATAATGTTGGCGGCAATATTGCCAACGTCAACACGGTAGCTGGATCAACGACAAACATCAATCTTGTTGCTGGTCAGATTTCTCCGACAAACAGAATTCAAACGGTCGCCAACATATCGAGCCAGATTCAAACGGTGGCCGGTATATCGGGCGACGTGACGAGCGTTGCTGCGGCTGCGGCTGCTGTAACCAACGTGTCAAACAACATGGCGTCGGTCACTTCTGTGTCCGGCAATATGGTTGCTGTATCTGCGGTTGGTACAAACATCAGTGCGGTTATTTCGGTCAACAATAACTCGACCAACATCAATGCAGTCGCTGCGAAAACCACTGAAATAACGACGGTTTCAACGAACATTGCAAACGTCAACGCAGTCGGCGGCAACATAGCCAACGTCAATACCGTTGCCGGCATGAGCGCGGCCATCACTTCGGTCAACTCTAACGCGGCAAACATAAACACCGTCGCAGGCATTAGCGCTAACGTCACCACGGTTGCCGGCATATCGGCAAACGTGACCACAGTCGCCACCAACATGGCAGACATTCAGACGGTGGCCAACGATCTGAACGAACCGACGTCGGAGATCGACACCGTAGCGACCAACATTGCGAACGTCAATAACGTAGGCAACAACATTTTGAACGTCAACACCGTGGCTGGTATATCGGCTGCAGTGACGACGGTTGCCGGCATGTCGGCTGCAATCAACACGGTCAACAGCAACGTGGCCAACATCAACACAGTTGCCGGCATCTCTGCTGACGTGACCGCTGTGGCAGGCGTCGCCGTAGATGTTGGGATTGTGGCGGACAACATCACCGATTTGACGATGTTCTCTGACATTTATCAGGGAGCAAAAGCCAACGACCCATCAACCAGAAACGACAGCACGGCGCTGCAGGCAGGCGACCTGTACTTCAACACCACGGCTGACGTGATGAAGGTGTACGACGGTTCGGTTTGGACCGCTGCGTACGTTTCTGGCGGCGGCTTTCTGGCTGCTGCAAACAACTTGTCGGACGTCTCTAGCACGTCATCGGCTCGTACCAACCTGGGCCTGGGCAGCTCGAGCGCCGTTACTTTCGGCACAGTCAACGGCGTCAGGGTTGGCACCGGCAACGTCAGCAGCAACACGATCTTGGGTGTATCTGCACTGCAGGCAAACACGACCGGCGGCCAAAACGTGGCCATCGGCAGAAACGCGCTTGCTGCAAACACCACGGCAAGCGACAACATCGCTGTCGGTTTTGATGCGGGTAAGGCAATTACCACCGGCGGCAACAACATCGCAATCGGTGTATCGGCTCTTGAAACCAACACTGTCGGCAACGGGAACGTCGCAATCGGCACAGCCGCTGGTCGAGTTACCACTGGCGTTGGCAACGTGGCTATCGGCGAGCAGGCCATGTATTCGCAGACTGCCGTCGATTACAACATTGCGATCGGCGCGTCAGCATTAAATGCCAACACTACAGGCCAGCGCAATACGGCTATCGGTACACGCGCCTTGCTGCTTAACACTACCGGGTCGGGCAACACAGCAATTGGTAGCGACGCGCTGTACAGCAGCGTCACCACAAGCTACAGCACTGCGGTCGGCAACTATGCAGGCGTGAACACCACAAGCGGTGAAATTACTGCCTTGGGTAACAACGCATTGTTTGCCAACACAACCGGCACGTTTAACACGGCGCTTGGTACGTATGCACTGGACGCCAACACGACGGGCTCGTACAACACTGGTGTCGGCCGTGATGCTTTGGGCGCCACAACTACCGGCGGATCTAATACAGCAGTCGGTAGCAATGCATTAGGCAGTGCCACTACTGGCACATTCAATACTGCGATCGGCAGGAATTCTGGTTCGGCTATTACGACTGGTTCTCTGCACACCATCATCGGTGCATTCAGCGGTAACGGCGGCGGCCTGGATATTCGCACGGCCACTAATTACATTGTGCTGTCAGATGGCGATGGCAACCTGCGCCAGGTGTTTAATGACAGCGGCGCAATGGGCATTAACGGCGCAAACTACGGCACGGCTGGTCAGGTGCTTACATCAAACGGATCTGGTTCTGCGCCGACATGGCAGGCCGGTGTCACCACAGGCAAGGCAATCGCCATGTCAATTGTTTTCGGAGGTTAAATTATGGCAGCGCCAAATATCGTAAACGTCGCTACTATTATCGGCAAAACTGCCGTGCAAGCTGTAGCCACGTCAGCCACGGCGATCGTTAGCAACAGCGCAGCAAGCAACAAGGTTTTGAAAATCAACGCGCTGTATGTATCAAACATCGACGCCACGACCGCATTTGAAATCACTATCGACCTGTTTCGCAGCAGCACCGCGTACAGGCTCGGCAGCACGATTGCTGTGCCAGCAGATGCGTCACTGGATGTCATCAGCAAGTCGATCTACTTGGAAGAAGGCGACAGCTTGCGTCTGACAGCTAACACCGCAAACAAGCTCGAGGCAATCTGCAGCTACGAGGAGATCAGCTAAATGACTCGCAAAGGAACTGGTGGCGTGCTCGGCGTGCCCAACACGCCGACCACTTCCGTTGCGTCTGGCGTTTGGACGCTATTTGAACAAGCTCGTTGGAAGAATGCCAGCGCGTGGCCGGCTGCACCAACTGTGCCTGGTGCTCCGACAAGTGTGTCAGCATCTGCTGGCAATACGCAGGCGACCGTCACGTTTACTGCGCCAAGCAACGGCGGCAGCGCAATCACCAGCTACACGGTGACATCATCGCCAGGAAACATCACTGCAACCGGGTCTGCTTCGCCAATTATTGTCACTGGTTTGACCAACGGCACAGCCTACACATTCACTGTGAGAGCAACCAATGCGGTCGGCACTGGCGCGGCAAGTTCAGCATCGAACAGCGTGACGCCAGCCGCATCAATCTCGGCTGAATTCTTTATCGTTGCTGGCGGCGGCGGCGGTGGCGGTAAGCGCACAGGCGGCGGTGGCGCTGGCGGTCTGCTGTATTACGGTGCCGATACGACGGCGAAAACGCCAAACGGTTCGGCATTCACGATTGCGCCCGGCGTAACCATTCCAGTGGTTGTTGGCTCTGGTGCAAGTGGTGCCAGCAACGCAAACACAAAAGGCGGCGACAGTACCGTTACGATCAGCGGCACAACGTACACCGCTATCGGCGGTCAGGGTGCTGGATTTAGAACGAGCGCTGGTGGTTCAGGCGGTGGTGCTTCTATAAACGGCGGCGCTGGAGGCAGCGGCACAAGCGGACAAGGTAACAATGGCGGCTCTGGTACCGCAGGCGGTGGCGGCGGCGGCGGCGGTGCTGGTGCCGTAGGTGGCAACGCTGGCGCATCAGACGCCGGTGGCAACGGTGGCGCAGGTTTACAGTATGCAATTTTCTCTGGCTGCGGTGGTTCTCCGGCAGGATGGTTTGCAGGCGGTGGCGGTGGCGGCGGCCTGACAAACACAGGCGGCAATGGCGGCTCTGGTGGTGGTGGTGATGCAGGCAAAGCCGCTACCAGCAACCAAGGCCAAAATGCCGTTGCAAATACTGGCGGCGGTGGCGGTGGTGATTCTGACGTTCACGGAAGTAGCACTGGCGGCAACGGTGGTGCAGGTATCGTCATCATTGCTTACCTTGGCACTACTGCAAGAGCGACTGGTGGCACGATCAGCACGACTGCGCGCACTGGCTGGGTGACGCATACGTTCACAGCCAGCGGATCGTTCGTCACGACTTAATGGGGGGCAAATGGCAAACTTTGCACAACTTGACGAAAACAATTTTGTAATCAACGTCGCCGTGGTGGCAGACGAAGATACATCTGTTGATGGTGTGGAGCAGGAGGCAGTCGGCGCAGCCTTTATGCACAACCTTGTTGGTGGAAATTGGATACAAACAAGTTACAACGGGCGCATCAGAAAAAACTTTGCCAGCTTTGGATATACCTATGATCCAGTACGCGATGCTTTCATTCCACCAAAGCCATATCCAAGCTGGATATTGATCGAAGAAACTTGCCGGTGGGAAGCGCCCAAGCCGCATAACAAAGACGGCAGAACGTATTCGTGGGATGAACAGTATGGAGATTGGTATGTAGTAACTACAATTGCGGAGGTGCCTTAATGAAACTTGAGCACGAACTTGGTTATGTTGGAAACGTGTGGATCAGACAAAACATTCTTGAGCACGCCGGCGATGAGTCACATGGTCATAAACATTTATTTGATCACGCTGTATTGCTTGCTCGAGGAACTGTTGACGTATGGATCGAAGGCCACGAACCTCGCCGTTTTGAAGCGCCGACTTTTATTGTTATCAAGAAAGAATACGCTCACAAGTTTAAGGCCGTTAGTGATGACGTACTTTGGTATTGCGTGTTTGCAATACGAGACATTGATGGGGAAGTTACGGACATCATTCCACAAACCGCTTTGCCATATTTTATTGACAACGTGGCCGATGACTATTGGGAAAAAAAGAAATTGCTTGAAGACATGAGCATTCCAACCTGACACTGATTGAATCTCATTAGGGTTATCAATGTTTGATAGGACGATGAAAAATGCAGGGCAACAGCAATTTGACCCAGGACGACAACGATCACCTGGACAAGCGGTTCGACGAGATAATGGGAGAGCTGCAAAAGATCAACGGAGCGTTTGCCAAGAACGACGATGGCAGCGTGGACTTTGCCGGCCATCGTCAGTATCACGAAGAGATGATTAGGGCAGCCAAAGCACAGACAGAATTCTGGCGCGAGCTCAAGCTTGACATTGCAAAAAAAGGGATATGGGGCGGCATCATCATCCTGATTGGGATCATAGTGACCGGGCTGATGGCGAAGCTGGGCATGGGCGGACCGAGGTAATGTGGACCCGTTCACCTTACTCGCCACGGCCAATACGGCCATCGCTATGGCGAAAAAGGGCATCGAACTTTTTAAGGAAGTCAAAGCCACAGCCGGAAACGCCAAGGAAGTAATCGATGATCTGAAAGCGCAGTTTGCAGCAAAGCCACACCCGCCGACGGTAGAAGAGAAGCGGCAATTTAACGAAGAGGTACAACGCGTCCAGGAGGTAGCAAAGAAAGATCCGACCGATGTGATCAGTCAAATTGGCGAGCAGCTCGGTGCGTTCTTTGATGCGTATGACGCGATTGAAAAGTTGTTTTGGGAAGAGGAGAGCAACGCCAAAAAGGTATACAAGGGCGACGTGTCACTCTCCAGGCGAGCACTACAGCGCGTGCTGGTTCGCACCAGGCTTGAGCAGTTGCAGGCCGAGATCCGCGAGCAGCTCGTGTACAACGTGCCAAAAGAGCTGACCGATTTGTGGACGCGTTTCGATAAGATGCGCGAGCAGATTTTAAGAGAACAAAAAGAGGCGCAAGCGGAGGATTTGCGACAGATGCAAATAGCGCAGGCTAAAAAAAGAAAAATGATTGCAGTAGTTAAGGAGAGGGCGACGTGGTTCGGCGCGGTGACATTCGTAATTCTGTGGGCAATATACCTCCTCGTTCTGATAAGGACGAGCCACAGTTACCTTTTGCTTTACTGATCTGCATGTTGGTGATGGCGCTGACCTTTGTCATCGTTCTCCCACTACTCGGCATAATGTACATGGACATGAACAACGCAACGAATAAAGCCATCGAAGAAATCAATAGAATGCGCGACTTACGGGCAAAGATTTTGTTGGGTACTGTTAAGGAGAAGTAAATGTTGACACTGTTATCTACGCTCGTCTCGTTCTTGATGGGCGGCTTGCCAAAGATCCTGGACTTTTTTCAGGACCGCGCTGACAAAAAGCACGAGCTTACCCTGGCGCAAATGCAGACCGAGCGCGAGATGCAGTTAATGGCTGCAGGCTACGCTGCCCAGCAGAAGATCGAAGAGATCAAGCTCGAAGAGATACGCACCGAGACGGCGTCGCAGGATAGGCAGACCCTGATCCAGGCGCAGCAGGCAGAGATGCAGGCGATCTACGCGCACGACATGAGCTTGAACGAGGGCACCAGCCAGTGGATGAAAAACCTGCGCGCAGGCGTGCGGCCGATCATTACGTTCGGTTTCTTTTTCCTGCTGGTGTTTGTCGACGTTGGCCTGTTTGCTTACGGCTGGCACCGTGGCACCGATTTTAAAGAGTTGGCCGACATGTTGTGGGATTCAGAGACGCAAGCGCTGTTCGCTTCGATTATTGCGTTTCACTTTGGCGGCCGGGCGTTCGGCAAATGATCTACGGGATCTATGCCAGGATGGCCGTCACGGTGGCGGCTAGTGTTTACATGATTATGCATCTACCAAAATGATCAGCAAGCGCGCTTTAGAAATGATTAAGCACCACGAGGGTGTGCGGACAAAGCCATATCAATGCCCGGCAAAATTGTGGACGGTTGGTGTCGGCCATGTGATTGATCCAAACCATTGCAGGCTGAAAGTCGAAGACCGTGTATGCCTAATTTGTCCGCCAGGCTGGAACCGCACATTAACTATGGAAGAGGTCGATGCGATTTTGCAGAATGATTTGCGACGCTTTGTGGCTGGGGTATCCCGTTATTGCCCTGGCCGCCTTACTCAAGGCCAGCTTGATGCACTGGTATCGTTTGCTTTCAATGTAGGCCTGGGCACCCTGCAGCGCTCTACGCTGCGCCAGAAGCACAACAGGGGCGACTACGAGGGTGCTGCGGAAGAGTTCTTGAAGTTCACCAAGGCAGGCGGCAAGGTGCTGCGTGGCCTGGTTATTCGACGCAACGACGAGCGTGCGTTGTACATGAGTTGAGGGTTGCTGACCCCTTCGGTGCCGGTGCTCTCCGGCGGCCGCTTCGCCGGGGGCACAGACACCCCCGGCTTTTTTTATGTCACTTTACCTTGGACCTCTCATAGTCTTCGACGTCCTGCAGGCGGTAGCGTACCCTCGATTTGGGGCCATCGCCCAGGCGGATAAACTTCGGGCCCAGGCTATCCATTCGCCACTTTGCCAGCGTGTTGGTGTGGATCTTGAGACGATGCGCCAGCTCTTTAGGCGTGAGTAACATTGGCGACCTCCTGCACAGGCGGTTCAATCAATTCGCCCTGGTGATCGGCTATTGATTTCTTGAGCCTGGAAAGCGGTGCGACCTGCTCCTCCGGTGCCGGCGTGATGTTGATCGGTTCTTTGTTTTCGACCTGGACGAAGCCGACCACCTCGTTGTCGCTGGCCAGTACCTGGTCCAGGTCGGCTGACGAAGGCAGGCGCTTGGCAATGCGGCGGATCACAGTCTTCCTGGCCATTTCATCCCACCACTGGGTCCACGGCCCGTTGTTGGCTGCACGGCTTGATGAGCGCACTTTCTCGACGTCGGCCACGCTCATGACCTCGCGGTACACGGCGCCGTCCTTGGTCTTGGCAATCGCATAGCAGGCGATCGGGTTGCCGCGGTCTTCGCCCAGGAACGGCTTGTGAATGATGCGTTCCTCGTCGCCGAGCTCGTACTCGAACTGGTCTTTGTCGTAGACCACGTTGGCGCTGATGGACGCCAGCTCGCCCGAGTTGCGCAGCTTCTTGAGAATGCCGCCCACCATGGGCATGTACTGCACTTTGGTGCCCTCTTTGGTACGGAAGAGGACCGGAGCCGCCTCCCTTCCATCCAAGAGCAGCCCATCTTGAGCCGCCTTCATGGCGGACCCTAGCAGACTTTTGCGGTCTGCTTGAAGCAGCTCCGGGTTAAGCGCAATGGCTGTAAGAGTTGTACGTATAAACTTATCAGGTGAGATCTGCGGAGGCAAGGCCGCCTTAAACTCGGGGCCCATTTTCTGAAGGGTGTTCTTCATTGCCTCGTACGGTGTCAATTCATTGCTCATGGTTTTCCTCCTTGGTTGTGGTTTCTATGATGCGTTTGCCGGCCTTCATCAGGTCGACGACTTCCAACGTGGTTGCTGCTCGTGCTTTGTACTTGCGTGCTGCGATGATCTGCAGGGCGTTGGCTTGGCTGTAGGCCTTGACCAGGTATGGCCACCGTCCGCCCTCGACGATATAAATTCGCTTTGCTGTCGACATGGTTACCTCTTCTTGGGATAGAAACGGAACTGCCGGTACCCGTCACGGCCGCCCAGGTACGTGCCGACCATGTCAGGCTTGACCAGGGTGCCCTGGCTGCCCTTGGTTTCGCTGCAGGTAAGCGAGCCGAACGACGTGATCACCTTGCTGGCATTACCAACACGCTCGAGGATCTTGGCGCGCCTGGCGTTCTTGCTGGTTTCCAGGTCGGCGTACCGTTGATTGAGGTCGACGTAATCCTGGATCAGCTCTTCGAGCTCGGCGTCGGCCACGATGGCGCCACCAGATCCGTCGCGGCGCAGATGCTTGATGATGAACTCGGCGTCCTGTTCGTAGTTCGGAGACGGCGCCCGGTTGGCCTCGATCTTGGACCAAAAGTCGGCGACCTTGGTGCGGATGTCGGAGCCGATGGCGGTGTCACGATTGCGCAGGACAATCTTCTGCTCGTTGCCACCGACCAAGATAACGATGGCGGCCCAGGATCGGTCAGACACCTCGAGCTGGTGCTGGACCTGCAGCTCGATATGCTCGGGCGCCTCGATGTTGCCGTTGCCGTCGTCGATCCACTTTTGCTGGTACTGCAGCCAATCGACATTCTTGACCTCGAGAATGCCGGGGCCGTCGGACGACGAGAGGATCTCGTAATCGAATGAGCTGCCGATCTTGGCCTCGCTGTCGCGCATGTAGACGTCCAGCTTGGATATGCTCCACCCCTGGTCTTCAGCGGCGCCGTGCGCGATCGCGGACTCCAGACGGGTGCCCCATTTCATGCGCTCGTTTTTCTGGATTTGCACGACGACCTGGTCGCGCTTTTCGTGGAACAGCTCGAACTCGGACTTGTACGGGTTCAGGCCGTACAGCGCCGACACTTCGGTCGAGGTCACGTCATGGACGCGCTCGGCCAGCCACTGCTCGCGGTTTTGAATCGGGATTGTGATGATGCTCATAGGGCCTCCAGTAGTGCGGGAATGATCAGCGCTGCCAGCAATAGCAGGCTGATGTACAAGAGCGGATACCGCTCCAGGAATCGGTCGACGTACTTCATTGGATCACCAGGCGGTCAAATTCTTCGGCAAACAGTACGAGCTCAAACTCCTGGTCTTTGTCGGTTTTGACAGTGATCTTGCGGTAGTGATGGTCGTCACCGATTGGTTTGATTTCGGTGATGTCGATGGTCTTGACCCAGTGAATGCGCATGTCCATTAAAAGCTCCGTTTAGTAATGTTGCGTTGATAAGATAACACCAATGTGGAAATAACGTCAACAACAAAATCAGTCGAGGGTGTAGTAGATCACCGTGGCGGACCATTCCTTTTTGCCGTCCGGGTGCTCGATGTAGACGACCTTGTCGATGCTGGGGTCGGACATAAAGGGCAGTTGCTTGACGAACTTCTCTGCTGCTGCCTTGGCCAGCTCGGCCGTAGGCGCTTTGAATGACTGGTAGTAGGGCATGGCGCACTCCGAATGGTTAGTTGAGTTTGTCCTGGGCAGGGCGGCACAGGCCGCGCTCGATGAGGTCTGCCGCGGTGCGGCCGAACCAGCCTTGCAGTTGCCAGCACAGACCGGTGTCGATCAGGTGCTGCCAGGCCTCGAGGCGCTGCTCTGCGTTGTCGACCGGAATCCAGCCTTCGGCGATACCTACTGCGTCACTGTCGTACTTGATCATGGTTGTCTCCTAAACGGGCCGGGGTTTCCCCCGGCTGGTTGATTTAGATTACCTCTGCCTTCCATGTGCTGCCTTCGCCGGGGTAATTTTTTGCCATCACTTCATATTCTGCCCATGTCACTTTGCGCTGGAATCTCCAAGCTTTTTCTAAACCGAGTAAGCCAAAGTTGTATGTGAAGATTGCGATTGATTCCATTTTGTTCCCCTTATCTTTTAATCAGCGGCAGCGGTGCTGCCATGCGTTGCATTCTCCTCCACACTAATGCAGCCGTCAACAACTTTTTAATCCGAATTATTCCTTAATGTTCCTGCAACACGTTTAATCACCTGATTGGCAAAACACTATGGAAAATGGTGTTGATACTGTGTCATCATTATGCGATGAGTCCAACCAAACACATCACCCCTGTCGACCTGGTCATCGAGCTGTTCGGCGGTGTCAGAAAACTAGCCCGGGCCATTGGCCGTGACCCTGCCGCGGTCAGCCGCTGGAAGCGCCTGGGCGTGGTTCCTACCTCGGTGCAGAAAAAGATCCTGCAGACTGCCTGGGATCAAGGCATAGAGATTTCCGCCCATGACGTAATCTTTGGGCGCGACGTATCGTGGTCGAATTAAAACTCCCCTGGCCACCAAGCGAGCTGTCACCCAACAGCCGCGGCCACTACATGGCGCTGTTCCGGGCCAAGAAAAAATACCGTCAGGATTGTTCCTGGGCCACCATCCAGCAGCGCCAGTCCCAGGGTGCCGGCCTGCCTGCCAAGCTGCGCGTCGAACTCACCTTCTACCGGCCGAATCGGCGCGACTATGACCGCGACAACCTGCTGGCCAGGATGAAGTCAGGGCTTGATGGCGTGGCCGATGGCCTGCGCATTGACGACAAAAGGTTTGACACCATCGCCGTTCGGGTTGCGGACGAGATCGGCGGTTACGTTTTAGTCCGCATTTCAGGAGACAGTCATGGCCAAGAGATTGAACGACCTGGTAGTTAAGGTCGGTGAGTACACCAACAAAAACGGTGAGAAGAAAACCGATTACAGAAACATCGGCGCCGAGCTGCAGGGCGACGACGGCAGTACCTACCTGTTGATTGATCGATGGTTTAACCCGGCCGGCGTACCCAACCTCAATGGCAAGAGCGACAGCAGCATCGCGGTGTGGAAGTTCCCGCCACGGGATAAGAACGCCAATCCAACCGCACCGCCTGCAGCCGGCAACGCTAATCCGTCGTTCGACGACAATCCATTTTGATGAGAGGCAATCATGGAAAGTAAACCACTACCGATGACGCTGTTCGTTGAAGAGGTCAACGTCATTCTCTACGCACTGTCGAAGCTGCCGTACGACCAAGTCCACCTGCTGATGACCAAGCTGCAGACCATGGCCAACCAGGCCTTGGAGGCGCAGAAGGATCACGTCGCAGAGCAAGTCGACGTACACTAATCCCCGGGGGAAAGCGGATGCTGGTTTGTCGACTACGAGTCGTCAAGGATAGAGCCAGTGCAGCGAGTACCCCTCACCGAGCCCAGCCGGTAGTGGCGCAGGTTTCGCTCGGTTTCTCCTGCTAACTCCGGCAACCAGGGCCGCGCTCCTCCCTTCACGAAGGCGGTGACCTGGTGGACAGCCCGGAAAGACGGGCATTCTAAAATTCTGTTGACTAATTAATCGTTGCCCGTTATTGTTAATGACAATAACCATTAAGGAGGGCAACGTGCAAAAAAGCAGTAGATTAGCTGCCGCAAAAGAGGGCGAAACGACCTACGAAGGCGTGCCCTGCAAGGTCTGCGGCACCACCCGCAAGTACACCATCAATGCATCGTGCTGTGAATGCTCAAACACAAGAGCTCGTTTGGCCATGCGCAAAAACAGACAAAAGATCAAAGCATTACTGAACCTAGCCAAAGAGGGGGCGTGATGCACTACTACTCATTTAACATCGGAGACTATGCCAGCCACACCCGACATCTGTCAGAGATGGAAGACCTTGCATATCGCCGACTTTTGGACCTGTATTACCTGCATGAACAACCGTTGAACGAGTGTTCAACGACCGTTGCACGTTTGATCAACATGCGTAAGCACGAAAAAGACGTGCAGTCGGTGCTTGAAGAGTTCTTTACTTACGTGGAAGGCCGCGGCTGGACTCACTCTCGGGCCGATGAAGAGATTGCCAAGTACCACGAGAAGCAGGAGTCTGCTTCAAGGGCTGGTAAATTGTCTGCTCAAAAGAGAGCCAACGCCCGTTCAACGTCTGTTCAACGGACGTTCAACACAAAAGCAACGGACGTTCAACCAAACAAGAACCAAGAAACAGGAAACATAAAACAGGAAACAGAAGATAAAGACATAGGCGCTACCGCGCCAATCTCTCTTGTCAAAAAAGTTAAGCATGAGAAGTTTAGACCGGCCAAGTGGTTAACCGACCGCGGCGTACCGGTTGACATCGCGGAAGACTGGTTGAAGGTCCGGCTTGCCAAAAAGCTAGTGCACACCGAGCGAGCATTTGAAGCTGTCGCGAAGGAAGCTATCCAGGCCAACATGTCTTTGCCGGACGCGATCGAGTACTGCGTCAGGAAAAGCTGGGGAGGGTTTGAAGCAAGGTGGATGTCGAACGAGCTGACCCGAAACAGCAACGGCAACGGCGGCAAACTAACCCCGTACCAGGAATCAATTCGATCAGCAGGACTAGCAATCTTTGGAAACTTGGAGGAACAGCATGGACGACAAAGCGAAATTATTGACGTTACACCAAAAGCGCCTGCCGGATACCTGGGTTCAGAGGATCTTTAGCGTGATGCAGGCGCACTACGGCGTGCGCTGGCTAAACATGTGGAAGATCAACCAGCCCCTGCCTGATGGCCAGGACGCAGGCCTGGTGAACGCGATGAACGTGTGGGGAGAAAAGCTCGCAGGCTTTGAGAACAGCCCCGAAACTTTTAAGCGCGCACTCGAATGCCTGCCTGCAGAACCGCCAACCTTGCCGCAGTTCCTGGAGCTCTGCCGTCACGCATACGTGCCACCGAAACATCACATGCTCGATCGCAAGATGACCGAAGAGGAATACGAAAAGGGCAAAGAGCGGATCAGTACAATCATCGCCAACCTAAAATCCAAGATGTCAATGTCGAACCCAAAGGAGGACAAAGATGGACCTGAAGCAGTATAACGACCGCAACGTGTCACGCAACCTGTACCCCAGCTCGGTGCCGCGCACCTGGGAAGAGGCAACCAACGGCGGCTACATCAACCGCAACGACTTTGACGACGACGAGATCCTGTACAGCCGTCGAGCTCGGTACGTGATGATCGTTGTCGCCGTGGTCTTTTCACTTGTCTTTGTCTTTCGGTGATGGCATTCACAGTCGACGTGCCGGAGTACGTCATCGACGCATCGGTCGAGGCCTGCAGGCAGCACAACCTTGGCCAGCGCGGAGATGGTTCGGACGGTACCCAAAGCCAGCAGCTCGTTGGCATCATTGGCGAAAACATGGTCAATGTCGCCATCGGCCGGCGACTGATGGAGCCGACCGGACAGTTTGATGGCGGCTACGACTTCGAGCTCTTTGGCCTGCGGTTTGATGTCAAGACCATGGGCCGTACCTGCCCACCCAAAATAAATTTCGTCAACAACCTGATCAAGCAGCAGACAAAATTCAATGTCGATGCTTATATTTTTTTGTCGCTCGACACTAGCTCCAACCGGCTGACCGTCTGTGGCTGGTTACCCAAGCTCCTGTTGTTCGATCGGGCGAAGTTGTACGCAAAGGGCGCCGTCAGAACACGCGATGACCTCACAACCTTTGCGATGAAAACCGACACCTACGAGATTACGAACGAGGATTTGTTTTACCGAGCCAGATCCTGGCCCGAGCTGTTTGTGGAGCTGCATAAATTTTCTGCGGAGGACATAGTCGCATGAAGCAAGTCATTTGGGATATGTTTGCCGTGATAGGCATAGCCTGCATGGCCGTGTCTGTAGCGTTTGCAGTGCTGTCGATGCTGATATGTGGTCAAACTAACCGGAGGAAAAAATGAATACTGCAGCAGTGATACTCGTCGGCGCAGGTGTGCTGATTGGCAGCGGCTTGTGCGTCGCGTTTATAGCATCAGCTTTTTACCTGTGGGTGAAGTAATGGACTGGCGCAAACACCAGCAGCACGGTAACTACTACGCCCAGTACGAAACGCAGCGCAGAGTGTTCCTGGAATATTTGCAGGTGATGATTGCAAGGGAAGACTGGCACGGCGTCGCTGACCTGGCCATGGACATGCGCGAGCTCGAGGCTAAACATCAAGCAAGGGGAGAAGAATGACCATCACACTAACACGCGAGGAAGCGCAGCAGGTGCTGGGTTACTTGGAAGAAATACATCCCGGCAACATGACACCAATGGCGGAAATAAACTGGAGCAAAGCAATCGAAACCCTCCGCACCCGACTCGAGCAGCCTGATGTCGAAGATCGCTACTGTCACCGGCTGGCCGTGATGCTGGAGGCCTCGCTGCTTAACCCGGAGCGCACCTGGGATGACGCACACAAATTGCTCGACGAATACCAGCAAGCCATACGGCAACGAGCTGACGCAGCAGGCCTACGTCACGTCAGCCCGATGGGTAAAGACTGAAGTCGCAAATGGGGATCAACATGAAAAAATTATTCGTAATCGCTTTGCTGGTGGCTGGCGTAACCCATGCCGAAGAGTGGCTCGAAACACCAAACGAAGCCGGCGGCCGCATCCTGTTTTTGAATACAACCTGCGGCGAAGGCAACTCGGGCCGGCTCGTCATTACCACAACAAGAGATGGCACGACGATTCACGGGTGCTGGTACTACTTTGCAGACATGGTGCATGTGGTGTGGATTGGCCAAGGCGGCAGGACGTCTGCGTTTGACCCAAAGCTGTTGACCTACCGCAAGCAATGATGAGGATTGCGAAATGAACGACACCAAGTTTTGCACGAGTTGCCAGGCGACGAAGTCTTTGGCCGGCGGTCAAACCAAATTAACCCGCGGCGTGCCCAGGTGGGTGTGCCAGGGTTGTCTGAACCGTGTCTACGAAAGCATTTACAAAAAGCGCAAAGATGACGTCATACCAAGGAGACACGCATGAACGCAAAGAAAGCAAAGGGCCTGCGCAAGCTGATCCGCCACGCCCATGGCAAAAGACCGCTGCACGCATTCAAACAAATGACCGAGGGAATTGAAAACGGCATGGTCGTCGTTGCGCAAGACACCCAGCGCGGCCAATACATCGCCATGAAAAACTGGCTCAAAG